GCTAGGAGACCGATGGCCCGACCGCTCATCTGTGAAGATGCCTGACCACGAGTCACATCACTAACGCCGCTGATGTTCTCGATGTGCTCGATCTGCTCTTTCTCGATCAGACGCTGCTCAGGTGAAAACGGGGGTGGGGGTAGGGGCTCTGGCGGTCTGGTCGCTGTACGGCTATAGAAGATGACCTCGCCGGGCTCATCGGTGAATGCTTGCTTGTCAACGGAACCCTTCTCCGCTCTCCACTTGGGATGCGCGTGAATGTTCTTGTTTTCAATTCGCTGACTTACAGATTTGTTCAGTTCCTTCTGTGCGGGCACAATGGACTTGATTAGTCCTTCGCCGTGCAATCTTCCTGGCACCGTCACATGGCGGACTACAAAGAACGGCAAGCGCCCATAGGGTAACTCGTCTTGTTCTTCTAGCACCACATTGCCAGCAACGACGGCGTAATAGCCATCTGGGTGCCGGGGGCTTGGGCGCTCGAAGTATTCGTAAATCATCACCCGGTCCAGCATCGCGTCATCGATTTGCGATTGGCGGCTGAACTCTCTGAGGATCTGCTGGCTGAACTGGTCTTGTGTTTCGACGGCATTGGTCTGGACGAACTTGCCCTTTTTGGGCCATCGCTCTCGGACCTCATCGATATGCAGCATGTTGGCGTGCGCCATCCACCGGCAAGACTCCATGTCTTTCGCGCCTGGATCCCAACCCACTTCCAAAGGAGAGAGCACATCGACCATGGGAAAGCCGGTCATCTTCCTGACTGTCTTTTTGCCCTTGGCTTCGCCCTCTATTCCCTCGACGTATTCCAGGGCTTCGAGGTCTTGTTCCTCTTCTTCATACTCTTCCCCGCCCTCTGGATCCCACCACGTCTTGAAGAACACAGTGCCAGATATTGCCATCCACTTCGCCGCTTCATGCAGTTTGTTCTGCATCTTTAGCTCATGCCACACGTAATCAAGCAGGCGCTCACACTGGCGAGCGGCCTCGATATCATCGTCATCGCTGGTAGCTGGCATGGCCATGAAGCCGGGGCGGTTCTCAACCAGCTTACCCGCCAGCGTTTCCACTGTGGGCATAACGTAATTTAGAACCATACGCACACGCCAAGGCGGTGGATTGTCCTCGCCCATCACACGGGTGACACGGTTGTAGCGAGCCCACTGGCGACCTGTGTAAAAGGCCAGGCCAATCCAGGCATCTTCAACTACCTGTTGTTTAGACCGCTCTGAATCATCCCACTGGCGCTGGACATACTTGGCCGTCTCCTGCTCCTTGAGAGTAGGTTGGTGCTGCTTAGCCGGGGTATCCTTTTGATACTTGTCCGATATTGCGCCAGCTAATGCCACCTATCCGCCCATCCGGTTCGGGAGTCCCTCGCCGGGCAAGCCTCCCATTGCCTCACGCAACTTCTGGCGGATAAGGGCGGCTGCCCGCATTCTGGCGTTACCCATCCCGCCTGGCTGAGTCATAAAAGACTGCCCTGGTGGACGCTGCGACGGATCTGACGGGTCAGACATTTCTCCCCCTCGCCCCTGCTGCTGGGCCAACATACGCATAAGCTCCGCCTCACGGGCCTTCTTGCCAGCATCACTAAAGGGCTGGAACTGGATGGGGGCGGCGCTTCGCCAATCCTCCAGCGGCTCTCTTGGCTCCACCGGGTTGGTGTACGCCATTACGCCATCTCCGCCATTCGGCTTGCAGCTTCACCCCGTGGAGAGCCTCCACCCGGAGGTCCACCCGGAGGTCCGCCAGGAGGTCCGCCCATGCCTGGAGGGGGCCCCGGAGGTCCGCCGCCGCCCATTCCGCTCAAGTCACCCGACAAGAGCGCCTCGACAATCGCTGGGTCCAGGCTTTCTAAGATAAGGGCAAGCTGTTGCAATAACTCTGGTGTAATTCCTGGAGGAAGATCCAGCCCCGCAAGGTCCGGTCCTGCGCCCGGCGGTGGTCCTGGAGGGGGGCCTGCGCCCATTCCGGGTGGTGGTCCTCCCGCTCCTGGCGGGGGTCCTGGCGGGGGTCCGCCCATACCTGGGGGTCCGCCTGCTCCTGGTGGTGGTCCGATTGGCATATCTCTCTCCTAGCTTAACATTGTTGGTAGTTGGTAGTTGGCCCTAATTCTTTTCATCGCCGTGGTCCTCGGGGCGCCGCCCACCCCCACATTTGTGGAAGTGTCCGCCACCATCCCTTGCGCTGGGCCCGGGTCTCGCAACGTCGATTGAAAGGGCATCGTTTCCTTCTCTTTGAACTTCAGGCTGGTGTCCTCCTCTTTGTCCACTTTAGGCTGGTCTGGTTGCGACCATATGCCAAAAAGGGTCGAAAGGATGGTCGCGCCCGCGCTAATAAGGGCGGCGGTGGTTCCCGGCTCAAGGGCCCCGGCCTTTGTGGCGAACTGCGATGCGGTCTTAGGGGCCTGCGCCCCAAGGTCGCGGAGGGACTTGGTGTAATCGTCCTGGATCCCCAGGCTAGAGGGCCCCTTGAATGTAAGCGCCATCATTGACCTCCCGTGTAGCGGCGATGATACGCCTGCTCAAACTCGTCTTTATCGAGAGTATCAAAAATATCCCAGGATGTGGAAGCTTGTTCCATTCTTTCTGCCAAAAGCCTTTGCTGCTTTCGTCTATCCCAACGAACAATAGCCCATGTGGCTACGCCAGTAATCCATATAGCACACAAAACAAATATGATTGCAACGACTACCAATACTTCCCCAGGTGCGGGTCAATGCTATCCTCCCTGGAATTCAGCAGCCAGGCCACCGAATTTTGGGGAGGGTCTTTCGCAACTTCCTTTATCGGCTCTGATATTGCCGCATCATTTAGCTCTGAGTCAAGGTACAACCCGATTGCCATCGCCATTACCGCATCATCATGCTCTCCGGGCATCGCTTCGGCGCGACCATTTGCGTTCTCAATGAAGGTCTGGCATTCGGCTAAGAGGCGCTTGGAGAAGAAATCCCAACTCTTGTTTCTAATCGCTTTGGCTAGTGCGGCGATAGCGGCCTCTCTTTTGCCAGAGGTGCCTGTTCTGAATCCAAACTTCTGGGTCCAGTTTCCTGACAGGGAGCGCACGTAGATATTCTGATACCCATCACCTGTGTCCAGAAGCTCTCTTACAACGGCCAGCCCCGGGCCATCAATCTCGGGGATCATCATCGCGTCGTTGTAGCTATAGCCTGCTTTCATGGCCTCCTGGGCGACCACATCGGGCGGCACTCTGGCGTAGTACTCTGCTGCCTGGTGGTGATCTGTTGAGTCCAGGACCTGGATGCACGAGTAGTCCCCCTCATCCACGCCGTGCGCTGAATCGATTGTCACCAGATAGACGTGGTCCTTTTTGGGCTGATGGTAGATTTGCCAGTGGTCTGCGCCTGGAGTTAGCTTGATGGGGTTTCCCACAGCCACTATCTCTGTGCCCGTGGTCATATCCGGCACAGATTCCTTAAGCTCGGCCACTCGCTCGGCAACGAGCACTTGGTCGAACGGACTCTTGCCGCTGGATGTGAAGGCGATCTGGGGACTGAGCGGGTATTCGGTGTCAAACCGAGAGATATCACCATCAAACTTGGTCTGAAGGGTCTGGATAGCCCACCGAATCTGCTTGGGCTTTAGCTCAAATTCGATTGCCCTCTTAGCCCAGAACTCGTCATAGCCCAACTCGGCGGCTAACCCGAAAAATAGCTCCATCTTCTCGCTGTGGTAGGCCTCCCGAAGGGCCCTATCGAGCTTCTTGTCCGATTTGCGGGGCGCATCGGCGTACTTGTAGTGCTCCTGCCACCCGAAGAACAAGGCCTTGAACATATTGCCCGGCTCGTTCTTGTATGCCTTCCAAAAGCGGTTATAAAACGCGCCAGATGCCCCATTGGCCGTGGATTCAATCACCACCGTGGTACCAAACCGGGGGTCCACTGCGCCCAATTGGCTCTGGAGAACGTCCTCATCAGTGGTCGTTCGACGCCTCTTCCACCAAAGCGCCAACTCAGAGATATGAACAAACGATGGGGTGGAACCACGGGCCGCATCGGTGGAGCCCTGGGTTTCAACCGAGAATCGGGACCCATGCTGCCATATAACCGAGGTGCCAATGGTCTTTCCAGGGGCGATTGTGCGAACAGACTTGGGCAGGTTCTCCTGATAACGCTTGGTGATGTGGAAGATTTCCTTGGTGGACTCTTTCAGGTGAGCCACCACCTTGGCGTCGGCGTGAGAGTTGAACTGGCAGTAATGGTGGCCGACAGCCTCGATTAGGGTGGAACAACCAACCTTCCGGGCCTTGAGAATGATGATACGAACGGGCCTTTCAAGGTATTCCTGCTCCTCGATGGCGCAAAGGATTTGCTCTTGCTCTTCGTTGAGGATGAATGGCCTGAGTCGGTAGTGGCCATCGACCAAGGTTCGGATGCGTAGGCAGTTCTCAAAGTAAAACCGCCTGTCCTCCATGCATCTGTCCCAAAACCCGTGCTCTTCCATCAGTGGTATCCATACCCCTCTAAAGACCAACCACAACCGCCAGTCATGCACCATAGCTCAGTAGAGCGCAAAACGTCCCTGCGTAGCGTATAGGTGAACTCGCAACACATCATATCGCTCATTGGAGCGCAATGCATCTCATCGGCGGGCAGATACGGTATGTCAGGGCTCGGGTAAAGAATCGAGCAAAAGAGCCACATCACATACACAATCGCTTCCATTAGATGAATATCCTCTTAGGGAAATCGATAGCACTGCTCACGGCGAACAGGGTCCAGCCAGACAGCCTCTCTCGTTCTGGCGGTTGCGCCCGCTCTACGTCGTGTCCGGCCTGGCGAAGAAAGCCAATCATCGAGTCAGCAGCCATCGCGTCTTTGGCGCGAATGTATCGCTGCCCATTGTAGTAACAACCGCGCTCGCTCATCTCAGCCAGCAGCGTAAAAGTTGGATCTACATCCAGTCTAATCCAAACATCTTTTGACATAATACCATCCGCTTCCTGCGAAAAGGGGAGGCAGCCAGCGTGCCGGACCTCGGTACGGCTAGGGGACTGACCACCTCCCACAAGGAAGAATGACTACTCAAGGTAGCACCTTTTTATCCACACTATCAACTTTCTTTCTTTTCCGGCGCTCAACACCTGCAACGCGAAGAGCCTTTCGTATCTGCTTTGTACTCAGGCCGGTAGAGTCGCTGATCTTCATCATCGCTACACCTGCTTTATACAACTTCACCGCATCCTGGGCCGCCGGAGAGTTGTCGCCAGCAGTCTTCGGGACTCCTAGCTGCAACGTGGTAGATGACACCCCGTCAAACCGGGAACGAGCCTGGGACTCATCGAGCTTCGTGTCCAAACGAGACCGGTCAAATGGGTCCCATCCATCGTCGGTGTCCGAATAACTCACCGCACGCTCCACCATCGTGCCAATCTTCTCGCGAACACGGATGTAAGACTCAATCGCCCGCAACTGAGGAGCCATGGCCTCGTCGCCAGTATCATTAAGAACAGACTGCAACATCTTCTCAGCACTCACAGCAGCAGATAACCAGTAATTGGCTAAATCCTTCTCCCTCACCAGAACACTTACCGGTTTCATGATTGCTTTTTCGTCTGTCATGATGATAATCTTGACACATGAGTAATAAAAAGCCAACGGCCATTATCTTTTTCGACGAGGTGTCCGAGGAGCTATTGCGGCGAACCGCCCTGCGTAACCACATTAGCATCCAGAACCTTGTCGATTTCTCCGTCACATCCTTCATTGGCTCAATCGAGCACTACGGAGTAAAAGCACCCGCAGCAGAAGGACGCAAAGCGCCAAAGGGACAAGGAATGGCGCACAAATCCAATATCGCCAAGAAGCTGCACGAGAAACTAAACGCCATCGGCGTCTTTCTGGATGTACCTATCAATGCCATGGTGCGTGATGCCATCCTGGCACAGCGTTTCAACTTCCAAAGAATGCAACCCGTAAACGCTCGCTCAATGGGCTCGGTTCGCATGACGCTCTTCAAAATGGAAAACGCTAGTTACGCTTAATCACACACACACACCCCACACGGGTACGCGCATGTATATACACGCGCATATATACGCGCGCATGTTAAAGACAGGTGTGTGTGTGTGTCATGTGTGTATGGGACCCACGGGACTCCGTAAGCATTTGGAATAATTGGGATATTGTGTGTAGGGATGTCAATCGTATTGATACGCGCGCTCAGCCGGGGGTGTGCTAAGGTACCCCGGGGTGTCTAATATCTTTACACTTGGGAAGTATTTTCTCACAGTGTAGAGAATATGCACATGTTTCACACTGTCTCATTCTGAAACACTCGTGACATTATGTCAAAACCTTGAGCTGGAAGAATTGCCATTTTGTCACGTTAGTTTTCACTTGGCATAGACCTTGCTTGTACACGCAACATACATGCCAACATAGGCGACACAACACAACATGCCATGCCCATGCATGCGCCACGCGTAACGCGCACCCATAACGCGCGCGCAAGGTAAAAAAAAACGCAACACTGCTCTGCAATTGCAAACTATTTTACTTTTTCCCTTGCTATCATTGTTATCATCGGTTAGGCTTTGTATGTGTCCAAGGATGGACCGGTCGAACGGGGTCACACCCAAGTAGGCGCAACGCAAGATGCGATAGTTCATTGAAAACTGAATACTAGAGAGGGAAGCCCTGACGGGTAGACCTAAGAAAGCACGTTCCGCTTATAGTGTCCACAAGTCAAACCAGGAATAAGGTGAGACCATGGGACAACGAAGTAAGGCGATTCGGAAGCAACAAAGACAAGGCAAGGCGCGACGACGATCCAACATGCGCTATCAACAAGCGTCAACGTCTAACATGCAGACTGATAACGAGCATACTGCAAACCAGACGACGCAAGACAGTGCATGGCATGCTGAATGCTCTATTTTAGAGCAAGTCATTGCAGACTTCTTGTCTGTTGCTACTCCATTTTCGCATTATAACGGGCGCTGTCCTCGATGGTTACAATCCAGAGTCCGCAAGGACGATTGGTCGTACAAGCCTGGACGCAGTCCGCGACGACGTATCAGAAAAGCGAGCAACAAACCACAAGTAAGTAAGAAAGCTACTAAGCGACCCTTAAAGCGTCGAATTGTAGCGACTGCACAGCCACGGCGATTGACAATGTAATCTAACCGGCTTGTGGACACTGTTGGCGGAATGACTTTTAACCAATGGAGAATGACAATGAAAAAACGAGCAAAACGCACGTTTCTAGTCTCAATTGATAGCAATCTTGCACTGGTAATTACCGTAAAGCGAGGTGCTTAACATGAATCCATCAGAACTACTTTCAATTATCTATTTTGGTGCGGTGTTCACGCTGGTCTACGGATTCACGTGGGCGGTGTAGTGATGGACGCACAACAGCTTGTGAAGGCGCTGTCTGATTATGTCAATCGGATGGGCCACGATAAGGACGGGGTTGCCGGACAAGTGATGCGCCAGCATCGCACGTTACAGCAAAGCCTGTTTGGGTTGTTCTTGCGAGTTATCGAGGAATGGTCAAAGCAAGAGCATTGTGATTTGCGAAATGAGTACGCTGTCGAATCGTCCAAGAAGATTATGGAACTTCTGGATGGTAACAGCGCGACTCCATTCATCTAAGGAGGAGTGATGGAAGACAAGAACTTTAGGAACATGGAAAAGGCTCCGGTTCCCCTGCATGCGATTGACACCGGGCTGGTTGAGTCCATGCACGGGGAGCTATACATCCTTTACGGGCTGGCTGGCATGAGCAACAGCGGGCTTGCGGTGTTATACCGGCAATCGTTCGAGACTGGGCATCTGTGGAACTATGACGCGGATCTGGTTCGCGTCATCCTCCTCGATGTGTTTGCGGACAGGGTAAGCCCGGCGGCCGCTAAAGCTCTACGGGGTGAATTCACAACAACAAAGGGGGCGTGATGATTGACGTAAACAATCCGCCGGAAGGGCAACGTGGCAGGTGTCCGCGATGCGATGAGGACCGGCTCTGGGTAGGCGAGATGAGGGCGCTGAATGCCCTGTCGCGTCGGGACAACAAGACGTACATCTGTAGTCCATGCGGCACAGGTGAGGCCATGATTGACTGGGCGTATCAAGTACGCAAGGAGGGGTGATGGAGAGTATGGAAGAGTATTCGAAGCGAATGTATAAGCGGTGGCTTAGCGAGGAGGGGCGATGGAAGATTATGAACACGTAGCGAAAGACGGGCGCGTTGCCTGGCTACGCCGTGGCAGCACCGAGTGGGAAAAGGCATGGACTGGGCTATGCCTTCAGGCGGAGGACTATTGCGGGCAACCGCAGAGCGAAGTGGTCGCCGCCGGGGAGGGCTGGCAATACATGGGGACAGTCTTGTACGACTGGCGTCATCTGGGTTACGCCAGCCCACTGGAGCACAGTAACCAAGGGCATAGGGGCCTGTGGTTGCACGAGTTCCGTAACCGCTGCCTGAAAGGCAATCGGGCCAAGGCAACGATAAAAGCATCGGGCGAACCAAAGGCAAAGGAGGAGTGATGACGTACAGGCAATGGTTACGGAAAGTGGATGCCGAAGTAGCACGGATAACCGGGGGCTACGGCATGGACCACTTCGGGGATTCGATTTACTTGCGTGACAGGCATAGCGATGAATGCACGCCAAAGGAAACCGCTCTGGAGATTCTGGAGAACGACACAATGGGGCGCGGCATACTTGAGGTGCTGGGCGAGGAGGAGTGATGGAAGGGAATCTTAAGGAGTATACGGTTGAAATTTGGGGTCGGAAAAGGGATGCCATTGGCAAGCGTTACAAAATACGGACAACCGTAATGGCCAAGTCGAGTCAATGGATTCTCCAGGAATTGTATAGGAACGATGAATATGAATTTGTAGGGATTCCACTAATAATCAAGGTGCATGAAGAATTGACGGGAGAGGAGGAGTGATGAAAGGGAAGCATGAGTATTGGATGTTCCAATTTCAAGGGGATGCGGCCGTATATGGGCCAATAGACATCGGCAAACCAACAACTGAAAAGGGGATACGAAAGTACATCAAGAAGCGGCATGAGACACAGCTACCGATTGAGGTATGGAACGTGACTCCATGGTGGGTGCCGTAATGGCAAGGAGGAAGAATGACAAATTCCGTAAAGGCTTGGGAGGGACCAAGCGAGATTAATGGCGAGCCTATATTCTGTCTGATTACGGCTGTTGAGCGTGAAAGCAAAAACACCAAGACAGGGGACATGCTACAGGTCGCCACTATGCACGCCACAACACCGCCACAGCAGGCTGCCAATGAGGGTCTGGATGAATCGGTGTGTGGCAATTGTAAACTGAGGCCAATCCTGTCGGATGAACGTCCCGATGGGCTGTACTCCTGCTACGTCAAGAAGTGGAGGATGAAGGCGCTGTGGGCGTTTGTGGTGGGGCTGCTTGTCCTATCATGGAAGGCCGTCGAGGACGTGCTTACCAGTACCGACAAGGCGGTGCGCTTTGGGATGTATGGCAACATGTCGTCCATGCCTAAGCGAGTGGCTAAGCGGATGCTACTCATGGTCAAGAGGGCTCGGAAGAAGTGGACGCTGTACGAGCATCTGTGGCGCGAGGCAAGGAACCAGTGGCTGGCTGAGTTTGCAATGGCATCGGTCGAGTCTCTGGAGGAAAAGGAGGAAGCCAAGGCGCTGGGCTGGCGCACATTCAGGCAGCTAAAGCCAGGGGAGGAAATGCAGAGTGATGAGGTGATGTGTCCCTTTGTAACCAAGAGCATCCAATGCAAGGACTGCCGACTGTGTAGCGGTAACTCCATTGGAGCCAAGAGCGTGGCGATACCAAGCCACACATAGGAGGATGACGATGGCAACAGCGACAATTGAGTTCACCCTCCCTCGCGATAGCTACAACTCCATCATTGAGATGGCTGGCTATGGCGTAGGGTATTGGGCCAGCTACATGGAGAGCACCAAAAAGGGGTGCTACTTCACAGAGGAGAGGTCTGGAGACAGCTTCTTCATCATCCCCGAGGCCCTGGAGCGAGCAGTGCTCGAATTGCACGCGGAGGCACCTCTCAACGGCTACTACATGTCGGCAATCCGGGACCTGGTGACGACGGGACAGACTGGCAGTGTCGGAAGCGACATAGCAGATGCGATTGTGCAGCAGGCATGCTTTGGCAAGGTTATATACGGATAGGAGGATGACGATGGGACAACTAGCAACGAGTAAGTACGACCAGTGGCTGGACGCGCCACTGCCGAAACGGTTCTGGTGTGAGGGTTGCCATAAGGAAACCGACCACGCCGGGACAGATGAAGGCCTGTGTGTTGATTGTGACACGTGGGTAAACCTTGGATTGGAGGAAGAGTGATGTATGTTTTTAGCTTTGAGGTTGATACCACTGGGGACCCCAGCACGCTATTGGACCTCACAATTGAGATTATAGAAGGCCATGATGGGCTCTTGTCTCGTATCCGTGACTACGGTGACGAGGCGGAGTGCGACAACAACACCGTGTGTGTCAGCTACAAGAAGGAGAAGTGATGGGAGTACATCTATCGGATGTGAATATTTTTGATGTGTCTAAGATGGTGGTCAGGAAGGTGGATCAAGGCTACAGGGTCGAGCTATGGGACGACAGCTTCCTCCCAACATCTACCATCAACATTTACCAGGACCTCCAGAGCGACAATAAGGTCGAGTTGGTGACCGAGGAGGCCAACGCTCAACTGATAGCAGCGGCACCAACGATGCTCAAGGTGTTGGAGGACTTTGCGACAGCCAGGCCGGAGGACTTGGCCACAATGATGATGGTGAAGCTGAACGCCATGAACATCATCGCCATGCTGAAGGGGAAGGAGGAGGATGAAGGATAAATGGGAGCGTGCGAGGAAGGCAGCACGCCGGGATGCCTGGACAGCGGGGCTACTTATGCTCGCATGGTCCACAGCGTTCATCGCGTGGAGTGATACCGATGAGAGTTTGTGGATGATGGGCCTCGGTGTGCTGTTCTATACGATGATACCAAGGATAGTGAGGGAAACCTACTCGGACTCCCTCAGAACTTACTATGGAGAGGATGACGAATGACTTTGATACAAGAATTGGGAATGCTGCTGGATGAAATGGAGCGGGTCAAGGGATTGGGTGGCCCGTCAGACGGGTGGTGGCATGACGTGAACTCCTTGGAGTTTACCCTCAAGTCCATCATCAAGGACGCCAGGTGCCCAGCGTGTGAGGGCGACGGAAGGAACTCCCCAATGCCGGATGATGCCTGCATGGGATGCAGCGGTAGTGGCGTCCAGAATTAACACTTGACAGTGTCTAACCAATAGCCGAAGATGGAGGGAATATGCCAACAATTAATGGCAAGAGAATAGATGAGTTTACACCACTGCATGCCGCTCGTGCAAGGCAATCTGCGGGCGAGTGGTTGTGTCGCAAGGTCACGCAAACAGAGTTTGCTCAGATGCTTGGGTACAGCCGCCAGACGGTGGTGTGTTGGGAGAATGGTGCTCGTAATCCAGATCCAGGAATCAAAGCTCTCCTGATGATGGTCATCGAGTCGCCTTCTTTCATCAACAATGTACTGAGTTTTACAGGAGGCTTAGATGTCCAGGCGACTAGAGACAGACACACCACTGGCGAGAATACGAGTAGCGAGGGGGCTGAGTCGTGAGGCCGTGGCCCACCTTGCTCAACAGGCAGGGCATAGCCTCTCATACGATGGGCTAACGAAATACGAAATGGAGGAACGAGAACCTAGGGTGGGGCTGGCCTTGTGGCTGGCCGAACTCTACGAAGCAGAACCGAGGGAGTTATGGCGACTAAAGGAAATACAACCCTAACCCAAAGCTCGATGGGCACGCTCCAAGCCTGCCCTACGATGTATGACCTGCGTATCAACCAGGGCTACGTGCCACTTGATAGGCCGATCACACTGAAGGTAGGCAGCGCATTCCACAAGGGGGTGGAGGCGTTCAGAGTGCATGGGACATGGGATACGTTTGAAGTGGGGGTAGTGCTCAATGAGCTTGAGCCTGACCAACGATGTGTTGTTCGGGTGATGCTGGAGGTGTACGCCCGTAAGCACGCTGGCGAGACATGGTGCTATGAGGCTGTTGAAAAGCAGATGTCATGTGCCAATGCGTTCGAGGGTGTGGATGTGCGAGGCGTCATCGATGCCATTGTGACTACGATGAACGGTGAGCGTTTCATTGTAGAGACCAAGACCACGGCTCGCATCGACGGGACGTACCTTGAATCTCTATGGTACAAGCGCCAGACCCTGATGTACTCATGGATGGATGGTGATGTCGATGGTGTTGTCTATGACATCATCCAAAAGCCTACCATCCGTAGGCTCAAGGCAACGCCAGAGGACAAGCGCAAGTACAACAAGGATGGAGACCTGAACAGGAAGCAGCGCGAGCATGATGAGTCCGATGGTGAGTTCATGGAGAGGCTCAGGTCCTGGTATAGGGACCACCCCGAGGCGCTCCACAGGGAAAAGATTGTCCACACCGAAGACCAGATAGCGGCGTTCCGCAATGACCTTAGCGACATTGCATCACTGCTGAAGCACTTTGAGGCCAAAGGGTCCTGGCCTCGTAACCTAAACGCATGCTTTGCCTATGGCAGGCCATGTGAGTTTGCCCAGTACTGTCAGAGCGACAGGAACCCAATGATACTGGACAGCTACTACAAGAAAAGGGATGACGTTCACCCAGAACTGGAGGAAGAAGATGGCAATACCTAAGTACACGGGGGCGTGCGAGTTTTTTGCACCACGGTGGAAGGCACATGTATGTGCTGACGACTCTACCCCCATCACCTACCCCTTCGACGAGACGGACTATCGGATAGCGGAGGCATACGATGTGCCTGGCGCTGGACCTGAGGAAAGGAAAGCGAATGCGCGACTGATTGCCAATGCACCAAGGCTGGAAAGGCTTGTGGCGGAGGCGGCAGAGAGCCTGAAATGCACGGAGTGGGGTTCATTTGTGGATTGCTT